GGGGCATGCCGACGGCCTTGCCGAAAACCCGCAGTGCCTCAAGCGCTTCGCCCTGCGCGGCATAGTCCTTGCCTTCGCCGCAATCGAGGTCGACAAACAGGCTGTTCATATGCACAACGTGCTCGCTGTGGCGAGTGCCTTTTCCATCGAACGTGCCAAGCCCGAAATAGGTGTCGTAGCCGTTGGCGTCCATCTCTTCTGCAGCGTGCACGAGGCGGGCAACGGTAGGATAAAACTTCTGTATCTTCTTTTGAGGTTTGAGTGCCAACAGGCAGTATTCACCACCGCCAGCGAGCACCCGCTTGAGGAATGTTGTGTTCTCCATGACCCGCCACTTGTATTATTGTGAGCAGCCTCGGGAACCCCGAGGCTGCATTGTTGGGGGGGGGGTGAATCAGTCGTCCCAGCCGTCGATGATAGATGCCAGCTTGTCGGCAGTCTTTGGCTCTGGCGTTTCGGCCTTGGCCTTGGAGACCTTCTTTGGCTCCTCAACCTCCTCGATCACCTCGTCCTCTTCTTCGACCTTGGCCTTGGCCTTGGGCTTCTCGACCTTGGTCTCAGCCGTTGGCTCGGGCTTGGGATCGGACTTGGCCTTCGGCGCCACTTTGTCGGTCGGCGAAACCGTGAAGCTGATAGCCTTGGTCGCGTCTTCGCTATCGCGTCCTTCGAGAGCCACGCGCAGCTCGTCTTCTTCCAGACCACGCACCGGTCGGAAATACAGCTTAGGCGTATTGGAGTCCTCGTCGAACCGCATCTCGGTCATGACTGCAATGGCAGGCGTGTTGTGCGCAGACAGGAACTTGATGTACGCCTGCAGGCCCATGTTGTTACCCTTGGCTTCGCCGAACAGCGAGGTCGCAGGCAGTTGGAGCTGATAGACCTCGTCCAGATCGCCCTCCAATGACACGGCCAGACGCTGCGAGAAGCGGCAGGCACGACTTTCGCCTTGGCCCGAGCCCTTCACGTTCATCGGGCAGTCGGCACACCGGGCCGCCATGCGGGCATCTTCCGGAACCTCTGATGCAGGTGCGCGCGTGTCCAGCGACCAACACTTCGGTGCCGAGGGGTTCTCGGGATCAAACGAGCCTTCATAGTAGGTGCGGGATACGTCGGCGGCGTTCAGGATAACCATGTTCATGGTGTCAGACTTGCTGACCGATACCTGCTCACCGTCCACCAGCATGCGGAACTTGCCGCCGCGGATGCTGATCCGCTTGCCAGCGGCACCGGCGCCGCCAGCCATTTTCTTGTTCATGTCCAACAAGGACGCAAACAGGTCGCTATTCACGAGGGCGTTGCCCTTAAAGATGTCGAGGTTGCTCACGCTGGTTCTCCTTAAGCGTTGTGTGTTTCTTCGTTGTTTTCGTCGTCGCCGAAATCAAACTCGTATTGCACTGGCTGTGACGCTGGGACAGGGGTCTCAACATCGTCGACTGCACCCCCACGAGTCAAGAGCGCGTGCTCGATCTTTCCCAGATCGTAACGAAACACGCGGCCGAGCCGCATGTACGTACCGGCAGGGATCTCGCCGGATTTCAACATCGCCATGATAGTGGCGTTCGATACGCTGAAGTGCGCTGCCAGCTCGGCAGTCGTCGCATATTTGGTAGCAGTCATGCTTTCCTCACGGTGATTGTGTACTCCGAGTCCGCATTAATGCCCGGGGGTACGATTTCAGGGTTCTCCTCAAGAAAGGCTTTAACGATTGTTTGGTTCAACCGTTTCTCAAGGAACTCCGGCACGTTGTTCTCCACAACAAACCGGTGCATCGCTTCCCAATCGCTCGTCCAGTACCGCGTCTTCATGCTGCGGTAAACCAGACCCGATGCAGTCCGCACGCTTTCGACCTCGTGCTCCTTGCAGTAGTCCAGAAGAGCGCCTTTAACCTGATCCATTTGGGCGGTCAGCGCGTCTTCCTTCTCCTTGAACTCGGTGGCCAGCGTGGCCTTGGCGTCGCGCATCTTGATGTAGACACGAGTCAGCTTCTCGATTGGGGTATCGGTCGTCATGTGGTTCTCCTTTGGTGTTGTTTTGTATCCTGTTATAGAGTCTCGCGCGCCTAGTCAAGCGCCATCTTATACAGGTCGATTACCTGTCTGTGCAGGTCCATCTTACCGTCAAGTAGCTTGTAGACACGTTCTTCAACCGGGGAGCCCACCAACTGCACGATGGTGCATTTGTTGACCTGCCCTTTGCGGTGTATGCGGGCGTTGGCCTGCTCGTATATCTCCAACGACGCCGTCGGGCCCCACCACACGATCGTATCGGCGGCGGTCAGTGTCACGCCATGCGCCGCCGCTTGCGGCTGCACCACCAGCACGCGGGGGTCGTGCTGGTTTTGAAACGCTCTGAAGATGTCAGTGCGCTCACCGGCACTGACGGAGCCGCTGATCACCTCGCAGGTAATGGCGTCGGCGCGCAGCTTCGCGGTCAACATCTCTATGGCACTGCGGAACGGCACGAATATGACCACCTTGTTGGAGGTCTCGGCGAGCACTTCCATGAGCACCTTGTATCGTGTGCTGATGTCGAACTGCAGGTTATTCTGGTCATCGGTAATCACCGAGCCCGAGCTGATTTGCAGGAGTTTTGTCATGACCACGGCGGCGGTTCCGGCGGTCACGTTCTCGCCAGCAGCTTCAAGCAGCAGCTCCTTGCGCATCTTGCCGTAGAACTTTTTCTGCTGCGGGGTCATCTCGACGGCACGTGACACGTAAACCATGTCGGGCAGGTCAAGGCATTCGGCCTTGCTGTGTCGGATCGCTGGCTGCAGGACACGGTGCACGGTCTCGGCGGCGTTCTCCTTGGGCGCCCATTTGAAGTTGCTGATCTTGCGCATCACCATGTCTTGAAAAGCGTTGAAGAAGCGCGGCACCCCCAGCGGGTTCACCAGCTTGGCCAGCCCGTACGCCTTTTCAGGCCCCTGCGCGGCAGGCGTTCCCGTCATCATCCAGAGCCATGTGTCCGGCCCGGCCAGCTTGTTCAGCGCTTTCCAGCGAGCGGTCTGTGCGTTTTGCAGAGCGGACGCCTCGTCAACGATGATGAGATCGAAGCCTCCGGCCGCCAGATCGTCAAAGGATACCTTCACGCCGTCGTAGTTGATGATGACGAACTCGGCGTCGCTGTTGATAATCTTGCGGCGCTTCTCGGCGCTGCCGTAGGCCACGTCCACCTTGCGGTGCATGGCAAAGGTAAACAGATCCCCGCGCCAAGCGGCGTCCATGATCGAGACCGGACAGACCACCAGCACTCGCTTTATCAGACCCTGCGTCAACAGGAAGTCGGCCGCCCAGATAGCACTGGCCGTTTTTCCCACGCCCGGATCACTGAAGCAAAAAGCCTTCTTGTGCAGGGTAAAGAACGCCGCGGTCTCGCGTTGGTGAGACATGGGTTTGAACTTGCCCGGCCAGTCGTATTGCCGCTCAATCGGCGACGGCGCGTCGAAGTTAAGAGCCCGCAGGGTCTGTGCCTGCTCGACGCCCCACTTCACTGCAACGGTGTTCGCGTCTATCTGCTTGCTGTCCGCCACGGCCGCTAATACGCGTGCCGGATTCTTCAGGCGCAGCACGAGCGCCTTGTTGTCGATGATCTCCATGGGTTCTCCTGTTATGCGCGAGGCATAATTTATTTCTTCGGTGGCTTGCTAATGCGTCCACCGCCGGCACGGTTCTTGCTAGGGCTCTGCAGCTTCACGCCGTCTTTGTTTGACCCGCCACGTGCCAGCGGCTTGTTGTGGGCGAGGTCTTTGCCTTTGCGGGCCGACTTGCCGTTCTTCTTGTCGAAGGCGTAGCGGGCCCGTGCCCGCTCATTGCGGTCCTCGGCTTCGCCGCGGTCGCGCTGCTGCTCGTACTCTTTCTTGTACGGACGTGGCTTGTTCTTGTACGGCATCAGTAGTTCCCTTGATGTGGGCACTCCGTCACAGGGCAGTGCCGTTTGCACAGTCCGCTCGGCTTGGGGTTCCATACGCCGGTTTCGAACGCTGTCTCCATACTAGCATAGTTGGAAAGCCACTTCTTCCACAGATCGCGCTGCCCCGTGCGTTCGTAGGCCGCCTTGACGAAATCGTTTGCGATGACAAATAGCAAGCCCGCGCGGATGTTCTTGACCTGTGGGAAGTGCCGAAACACAGACAGCGCCATCAGCTCCAGCTGGCCCTTCTCGGCGTAGCGCGCCGACTTGCCCGTTTTGTAGTCGCATATGGTTGCGTCCTCGCCGTCGATGATGAGCAGGTCCACGATGCCCCGGAACCAAACATCCTTGTCGAAGAAGTCGCAGGGCTCCAACTCAACGGTCAGGCCAAGCTTCTGTTCGCACAGCTTCTCACCGGGCTTGGCAGCAAGCGCATCGAGCACCGGTTGGGCAAACCCAAAACGGCCCGGCACAGGGGTTCCATCGCGGATGAAATGCTCGGCCGCCTCGTGAAACTCGGTGCCGTAACGCATGGCGTCCGTTTCTTGAAAAGGAAACTGCTTGAGCACGTTGACGTGATAGAACTGCTTGGGGCAAGTCTCAAACGACTTGATCCGACTGAACGACCACGGTGCCGGCCCTACTGGTTTTTTCATTAACTGCACGTTCCATAGCTACGCCCTACACCAGATTCGCAGTTGACAGGTAGCCCTTCGGCCCAGTCCGGAGTCCAGCGCATGCAGGTTTCAATATACTCCCGGGCGTCGTCAACCTCGGCCTCGGGCACGCAGGATACCACGCTGTCGTGCACAGTCAATACCACCCGGTATCTTTTCGCTATTTCTAGCATCTGCTGACCTACCACAATACGTGCAAGGGCCTGCGTAACATTTTCGACGCATTTACCCCCGTATAACCGCGTGGGCCCCTGCCGCGTTTTGTAGAAATACTCGTATCCCTTCTCCCCTTGCTCGGCGTAGAGCCCTTCGTAGAGGATCGGCAAGCCGTTGGGTAGGACAACGCCGGGGGCGGCGGGGTCCACGTCAAGCACTCCCCGGCGGCCGAAACATAGGCGGTCGCCTTGGGCTAGGTACTTGATGCTGTTCTGCGCGTCTTTCCAAAGCTGGCTGATGTGCCCGTTGGAGTGCCGATACACGTCGATGATCCGCTTGGACTCGTCGAGCGATACCTCGACACCGGCCTGCATCTTGAGAAACGCCTGCAGCTTTACATGGCCGACACCGTATCCGCAGCCTAAGACCACAACTTTACCGATTTGTCTTTGTGCCGGGGTGATGTCGGCGACGTCGAAACCAAAGATCTTGGACGCTGTCAGCTTGTAGACGTCTTCCTTGCGGGCGAAGGCGGCGACAAGATCGTCTTGTCCTGCCAGCCACGCGAGCACGCGGGCTTCGATCTGGCTGGAGTCGCAGTCCACCAGCATGTGCCCCTCGGGGGCGAGCACGGCTTTTTTGATCTGCTTAGCGTTCGGTCCGCGCGACGGCAGGTTCTGGAAGTTGACCGCCTCGATGCCTGCCCACCGGCCCGTGTGTGCCCCATAATACCGCAGCGGGATAGGCAGGGCGCCCCGCCGACCGATGTCTATAAACCGTCGCGTGCGCGTCTCTTCGATCGTGCTCTTGTTGCCCAGCCGCGCCGCCACCAGCGTCTGCACGCCCGTGTCTTCATGCTCCTGCAGGAGCATAAACGCCTCGTCAGACTTAGCAAAAGCATACGTCGGCTTGCCCGTCGTAGGGCTAGTTTTCATGGGCGGCTCGATGCCCCGCGTCTCTAGCAAAGCGGCAAACTTGGCATTGGACATGAGATCTTTCTTGTCCTGCACACCGGCGTCCACCAGCATCGCGGCTTTGTCCCGCAAGGTGCGTTCAAGGTGCCCTTCCAAGTGGTCGACATCCACCCCCAACACCGGCTCGGTGAACATCTTGAGCGTGAGGTCGATGAGTTTCAGCTCGTCGCGGGGAAACCCTTTGGCCATCATCTTATCGAAGATCTGGCGCGTCAGCTCGACGTCCATCACACAGTAGTCCGCATAAGATCGCAGCTCTGGCGGAGTGAAGTCTGTGCGCCGCTTGCCAATCGCCCGCACCGCTTCGTCGCCTTTATGCCCAACACCGTAGCGTTCGGCTAGAGCCGCCAGACTATGCCGCGCGTTGACCCCGTTAATCGCCCGCGACATGGACATCGTGTCGAACAAGGCTTTCGGCCTAACCCCGCACCGCCACGACAGAATAGCCGCGTCGAACATAGTATTTTGGGCCAGCAAGATGCTGCGGGCCCAATCGTATTGGTGCAAGAACTCCAAGGTCTGCTTTGCAGGGCCTGAGAACCACTCGGTTTTACCGTCGTTCACCTTGACCGCGACGCCGATCACCTGAAACCGCGGATCGCGGATGTATTCCTCGGTCGTCATCTTCGACAGGCTATACTGCTTGTCGTAGTAGGTCTCTAGATCGCATGTGATGATATCCGTCACAACACTACCCCGTGGCTAACCTCGTTGATCGCGATGAGGTGAAGAGCCTGTGAGATGGCGTCGTCCAGCGCGTTGTGATGCGTGCCGGAGCGCTCCAGCTTCACGTCAGGATACATGCCTTTAACCGTGCGGTAGCACTTGTCTTTCCAGAACTCCCACATCGGCATGTTGCATCGCTTTCCCGACTCGTGCATCAACACGTTGTCGAAGGTTGCCCCGTTACCCCATACGCCGTTTAGGCTGTCGCCGTAGGTGCATACAAACTGCATGAAGTCGCGCAAAGCGGCTTCAAGGCTAACAGCTTCGTCTTGGGCTCCTGTCAGTGCGTTGCGCGCACCGTCCCCCTGCCGCAGCCACCACAGGACAGTGCTGGGGTCGATAACCGCGCCGGAGCGCACGGCGCTGTGAAGGGACACAACGCGGTAGAACGTCTTGTCAGTCACGCCCATAGCGTTAAACGCCACGGCGCCAATGGCGACGATGGGCGCATTCGGGCGCGTGCCCATTGTTTCGAGGTCAATCATGATGTGCATTGTAGGCTCCATTTGTTATGTTTCGCGCATAATCCGCGCGGCATTCAGCAGCACTAGCGTGCGCTTTTCGGGGTCGGGTCCTGCCATGTAGCGTTTGAACCAATCCGGATCGTCGTATTGGACACGCTCTCCGGCCATTGCGTTGCACGCGCTACACTCTAAAGGCCACATCACGGTTTCAGGCGCTACGGCAGCCCAGTCGTTTGCGCACTCCATGCAGGTAACGTAGCTGGTGATGTGCGGTCTGTAATCTGCCATTTCAGTCACGTTGTTCGTCATTGTTCAATCTCCTCTGCATATGCGTCGTTTACCATTCCCCGCAGCACGTCGATCAGGCTGCCGTCTACGGGAACTTGCGCAAGGAGCCAGTCCACCTGCTTCGGCGGCAGGCTACCTACCAAGTCGCTCAAGTTCCCGTAGCGCACCCCGTAGGACATACGATACTTCGACGCTAACCACCGGCGCTGCGACCGGGACGCGTCCTTGTTCTTTTTCCGCTCCGCTGCTGGCGGGATGGCGCCCTCCTCCAACAGCTTCGTGATATGATACCTAACGGTGGATTCAGGGATTTCCAAGGTTTCGGCGATCTTGCTCATGGTCATACCTTCCAGCGCCAGCGCATGAATCTTCTCCTTGCGCGTGTCATCGGGTTTCACGACGAACCGTCCAGAAAATACGCTGCGTCGGTTGCCCAAATGTAGAACGCCACACGATTTTGCTGCCCCCGGGCGTAGACTTCCGCTTTGGCCACCTTTCCGCTCGTGAATAGGCGCATGAGGGAAGCGTGCACCTGTGTCACGTCGGCCTCGATTTCGGATGCGATTTCGAGGGTGCTTGCGTACCCAAGTTCAACCACTGCTTCGAAAGTGTCGGCGTCCTCCTCCGCGGCAGTGGGCGTCTTATGGGCAGTGGCGGTATTGCCTACGTGCACCGCGACCCACGGCGTGGCCGCGTTGTTGGGATGGGTGTTGGGGAGCAGTTTGGCCGTAGCGATCGTGCCTTCAGTAGCGCTGCTGGCTTTGATTACACTTGCCGGGATGAACACCTGCTCCCCGTTGTCGATACGGGCGGCAAACCCGCATCCGCTGTCGAGCAGGTTACAGATGTAGATGTCTGCGTTTTGCATGGTGATGCCTTTGTGTTGTTTTGGTGATTATGGGCGTCGATGTGCCCTTTTCTGAGTCCGACCCGGTCGAGCCGGCCTGCTTTGCGGGCTTTTCCAACGTCGCCCGGGTGAACCCCGAGCGCCTTGGCAGCCTGCCACAGAGACGAATAGCTGACGCCTCTTATTGTTACCGGCTTGCTGATACCGGTGTGGTAGTCACTCCATTTCTTGTTCAATCTTGCGACACTCCCCTGCGATGGCGCCGTAGGTCGCGTTGTCGATATAGTTGTCATCGTGATAGCCGCCGCTGAACGTGCGAGCCATCTTGACCAGCTGCATCATGTGGGCCACGTCCTCGGCAACAAGCTTGCCCACAAACCCATACTTGGCGCCAAGATATGCTTTCCATAGCAGGGCACAATCTGTGAAGTTGTCCCATGGATCCCCGTAGGTCTTGTTGCGATCTCCAGAGGTCAGCGAGATGCCACGACGAAGCAGGCGCACTCGCTCCGGCGCATCCTGTGCAGCCTCAAGCACCTCGATCGGCGTGCCAATGCGGTCGATTATGCGCTGCGCATAATCACGATCGACGCCGCAGTTTGCGACAACCAGCCCGGCGTCGGCTACGCCGCCCACCGACACGAGATACTTCCATACCAGTTCCTCACGTTCGTCCATCTGTTCTCTCCTTGAGATGTGTTGTTACATCAGCGACGTTATCTTCATTCACGACAAGGGCAAGGCCGCCCACCGTATCAATCTGCCGCAGGTTAAGATCCTGCAGCTTTGTTGGTTTGTTCTTTCCAGCCTTGCACTCGATGCCAAAGAACAAGCCTTTGTAACATCCGACAATGTCGGGAACGCCCGAGCCGCCCCATCCACCCGTCACTGGATAGAAGTAGTAGGCGCCCAACGCTTTAAGCTGGGCAACCACCTTGTTCTTGACTTTAACTTCCGGCGTCTGTGCCACGCAATCGCTCCTCCGCAGGCTCCACGACCCACCAAGTGGACGCATCAACGCGACGCCCCACACCAAAAACCACACTGTCTGTTGGGTTCGGCGGCATCATGTTGAGGACTGCCAAGCGGTCCTTGACCCATTCTGGTATGTCTTCGATCGTGGGATACTCTACTCTGCGCGGAGTGTCAATGGGGCAGTATCCGATATAGCTCATTACTATGCTCCTGTCAGGGTGCCTCTGTATGCGCCAGATGTAATCTTCATACGCATGGCACACCATTTGTAGCATATCTGCCCAGCCCCGCTGCCTAGTTATATCATCCACGTCGGGTGCTCCATGTGTTGTTGATCGTGGCCGCGGGCAAGGACGTCTCTTGCATCGTTGTGTAAGCGGTGGCCCGGTCGTCGTGATACAGCATTTCGCGTATATGCGGGGGCGTGCCCTGTTTACCCATCATCAGATCATGCCAGCGGTCGGCGTCTTCGAGAAGCTCCAGCGTCTGTTGTGGGCTGAACCACGCACGTTCCCACGAAGGAGGAAGGTCGTTTCGAACCATGGGGAACATCACGTTGTGCCAGTCGCGATACTCGGCGTAGCGAGTGCGTGCCAAAACCTCCTTTGCGCCTACGCGATCGACAACATCGCGGGTGAATACCACGTCGCTCTTGACATGCTCGCCGTGCACCGTCGCCGTGTCACTGATGGGATACACCGTGCCAATGCGCCATCCACCGATGTGCAGTCGCGAGCATTCTTTGGTCAGGAAGTGGCCTCTCGGCAAGAAGTGGTTGGCGAACTCGCACGTGGAGCGCGACGAGTAGCTCTCGATCACATAGCTGTTATCTGGCCGCCAAGTCACCACGTCGGTGCTGTGATACTTGAACGCAACGTCGCCGTTCTTGCGGATACGCACGCTCATCTGCTTACGGCTCTCCTTACCCTTGATGCGACGGTCGTCGCCATGGTCGTGACCGCGCTTGAGCGGGCAGCGCTCGTAGAAGGCAACAGCCTCGGCGTGGTTGTTGATGCTGCTCACAGCGCAGCTATACATGCTAAGTCCGAACATTCTGATTCTCCTTGGTTGTTATGCGTCGCGCATAATTACGCGGCTTCGTCTTGCGCTTCTTCGATCTCGTTGGCTTCGAGCGCTTCGATCACGGCCTCGTCGCTTGTGAGGTATTCGTGCTCCCGCTCAAGAGAGCTGTAGAACCAGTCTGCCAAGTCGGTGAACAGGCAGATCAACGTCTGCTCGATGTGGTCGATGATAGCACCGTCGACCTCGTCTGGGTCCCGCTCGTCGTAATACTCCCACTCGCCGAGCTGCATGGTGTTGGAGTGAGAGTAGCGACTGCTGTTGCGCGACACCACGGCGTAGACCGGGCCATAGATGCGGGCCAGCAGGCACAGCTCGTCGGCGATGCGGTGGATCTCCTCGTCGCCGCAATACTCGCGTATCTTTGCAGGTGCGAGGTCGTAGGTCGGCGTATACCCCGAGCGCGTGTTCAAACTTAACGCTTGCGCCCTGTATCGGCCAGTCCACGACGCCCCATCACCCTGTGACCAGAAGCCCGAGAAGCTCGGCTCGTTCTTGCCCAGCTCGATACCCATGATCTCGCAGATCTGATTGAAGTCGTCGTGGGTGGTGTCCCACCAGTCGTGATCGACGTTGAAGTCGCGATGTTCGTCGATGAACGCTTGTGAATAGGCCATTTTCTTTCTCCTTGATTATGCGCCGCGCATAATTACGCGGCGCGTTATTAAAACTGACCTGACGACACGTGCACTGTTGTGCCGAACGGGGGCCGGCAGGTCTTGTTGTCGACGATGACCCACAGCACAGGGCAGGGCCAGTCACCCCATGTGCCACCGAGATAACCGTCGGTGAACACGACAGCGCACTGCGCGTTGATGCGCTCGGTGCGTATGTGGTCAGGCACACACTCGACCATTGTGCCCCCGCCACCGGCGGGCTTGGTGCTCTGGATCAGGTTGGCTATCTCGGCCCCCTCGTAGCGCTCGTCAGCGCAGATCGTGGTGTCCCAGTAGAGAAGCCTCACCGCCTCGGGATGAACGGTATCGGCGATACCCTGCACCTCGGACAGCATACGCTGTATCTCACGTGCACCGATGGACCCCGACATATCAGGGGCGATGACGATCTCTCCGATCCGCTCGCTGATGCCGCTTGGCATATAGACCCCAGCGCCGATGTAGCGGCGGTTAGGGCGCCGCCATGTGGAGTAGTCAGACCCGGTGCATGTGGTCTGCACAAACTCGCGCAGCACCTCGCGCCAGTCTTGCTGTGGCTGCAACAGATCGCCAAAGTCACGATCGCCACCGGTGCCCAGCTTACCTGCCGCCATGGCCCCTTGCCGCACAGCCTCGTCGATGTCACGGGCCAGCGCCTGCTGCTCCTCTGCAGACATCTCCTTGGCCTCGTCCCACAGGTGCTCGTCGAAGCCCTCGCCTGCGTCACCGGGCTGCTCCTGCTCCTGCTCCTGCTGCAAGTCGCGGAACACGCGGGCGCTATCCCACCCACGATACTTCTCGTCGTAGCACCCGATGGTGAGGGGGCCAGTCATGGTGGCAAACTTGTCGGCCTTGTTGTCGTCAACAAGTTGTATGTTGATCACGTAATCGCAATTGTGCACGACTACTCCGTTTGCAACAAAACACTGTGCGGGCGTAGTGATGTCGTAGACTCTCCGGCTCTCGCCAAGGAATCTTCTAGCTGTGAGCCTCGCAGGTTCAAGGCCTTCAATTCCGCTAACAAGGAGATGATGGCGGTAGTCGGCTGGAAACGGTAGCCCGCCGAGGTTCGGATGCGGATTATCTCCATGAGTATATCGTAGCGACGGGTCCGTATCTTCACCCAAGGGCGTATCCCCTCCAGCACCGGCAATATCCCGAAGCCCGAAACCTCCGCCTTCCAGTACATATTGCCGTAGTTGTTTCGGGCCAGCACACAATACATCCCCAGCGACTCCAACCAAAGCATTAAGCTGTAGCTCGTATTGGTCACGGATAGCGTTGGTCTCAGGTAATTGGCCCGTGTGAGCTGGCACGTAACCGTGCCCTCCCCGTCCACCAAGCCTGCGAAGTACGCCCAGTCCGTAGGCTGCCAGAGACCCAAGCCTTTCAGCGATTGCTGCTTCACGGTCATCCGAGTGGATGCCAAGCCCAACTTCCGCAGCCTGTGGTACACCGACGCTGCCGTCACCCTCAGGTGTGGGGCCATATCTTTGATCTGCATGACGCCATGCTTCTCCTTCACAAAGGCGTCCATCTCCGGCGTCCAAGTAGACTGTATCTGCTTCTGTGAGGTATTGGGCTTCGACATATCCACGATCCGTCAGTAGTTTATGGTCAGGGGTACATTGTAGTTTATATCCCATACCCATGTCAAGTTCGCATACTTGACGGTTGTCAGTGGCCTTGACAGCGAGCACGGGCGCAGGGCCAAACGGGGTCCGCACCTTATCCCCAACCCGAATGTTTTCGGCGGCACGAAACGATCCGTCTGCCATCGTGATAAGGGTCTCCCCGACCACGCACGCTTTGTTGGCGAGCTGCGCGTCGGCGTCATACATCCAACGCCACGTCGTCAGGTGGCGATAGAGCTTGTGGTATATCTCATGCAGCATGAGGAAGCGCAGCTCTGCGTCACGCATGGGGTCGATGAAGCCCCGGTTGTAGAACTCGTTCTTGCCGTCTGTGGCCGCGGTCTGGATGCGCGGGTGGTCCGCCTCGACAACCGTGCGGTTGCCGATAAGCAAGACGCCGGACAGCGCCATGTATTTGGGGTTTGCCATGATGTCGATGGCGGCTTTTTGCAGCCGTTGTTCTGCTGAAAGTCTAACGTGTAGCATCGGCTATCTCCTTGATTGTTATGCGTCGCGCATAACGTGACTGTTACGTTTCACATGACGTGCGTATTCAACCCGCACGTCGTCGGGCCACAGATCGTGGTGCACGTCGATCAGCTTGGCACGGAATACTTCCTCACCGTCACGGCGGATGACGAGCTCCTCCATGTTCCAGCGGCGCTTAAACGCGCTGCCGCCGGGCGCGTAGATGCGCGTGCCGATCTTACCCGTAAGCTTCTGGGGCGGGATGCCAAGTAGATCGGCGATGCGACAAGCGCGCTTGAGCTCACCGTATAGCGCGATCTGTTTGCGCAGCAGGGCGCACAAGTTGTCGAGGTTCTCGTAAAATTCAGGGGGTATTGCCATTGCGTGCCTCCCACTCGGCAGTCAATTCGGCCTGCTCGCGCTCCTGTCGAACAGCAAGGTCTTCGTCTGGCTGTCGCTCGTGGCGAGCTCGTTGGTCACAGTGTGGTGCAAAAGCAATGTCGCGAATGCGTTCGAGCGGGACACACACCGCTGTTTGAGCCTCATCATCCCGCAACGTGACGATGCCTGTATTGCCAGCGTCCCGCATGAGATAGCCGGAGATGCTTGCTCCAGCGCTGATCTCGTAGACCTTAACCTCCCCGTCGATGAATGTGATGGTCACACGTGACCGCTGCTTGGGGTATTCCATGGACATCTTCTCTATCCTTTGTTGTTATGCGCCGCGCATAATCACGCGTTTTCCTAGTTCCATTCGATCACGGTGACGTCACCTTTGCAGACGCCCAGAACTGTCACCTCATCCGCAAGACGATCCCAGCAAGCAATGCACTCGGCAACGGCCTGCGCCTTGGCGTCGTCGATGTCGTCAGCCAAGAACGCCTGCACAAAGTGCGTGCCGTTGGCGTTGGCGTTGGCGTCCGACACCCATACGGTGAACCATGACCTAGCGGGCCACTTGTTCCAGCCCATCTGCCCTTCGATGGTGTATTCGGTGACGGTCGGCATGGTGCTGTCGACCTCCATGCAGTCGGCCGTCTCGTTTTCTTCGATGAACTCTGCAACCTCCTCGATCGTGTCGCCCATCGCCTCATACTCGTAGGTCACGGTCATGGTGGCCCGCACTCGGAATGTCTGTGTCATATCCTATCTCCTTGATTGTTATGCGCCGCGCATAATCACGCGGCGCGTTGTCTTACCAGTCCAGCGACGGCAGTGCCTTGATGGCCTGCTCCATGTCGCGCTTGAGGTCTGCACGGAAGCCCTCGTTCTTGATCAGATCGTCACGGCATACGCCGGCAAGTGAGGACGTCAGCTTGCGCTGTGCCAGCTGCAAGGCCGGGTTGTTGGTGAAGTTGCAGTGGTCCATCATGTCAGCGAGGTGCTGCACGTGCTCGATGGTGCTGTCGTAGATCTTCCCCTTCTTGCCGTCGACGTCGACGTCCAGCTGCTTGATGAACCGCTCCAACTCTGTGTGCAGGCGCTGCCACAGGTCTCCCATCGCGCGCTCCATCTGTGTCTGATAGAAGCCCTCGTACTGGGTGCGCAGCTCATCTTGTGCAGAGCTCTCGATATCGACACGCCAGTCGCCCGCGTCAGGCACGGGGATGTATGACATGCGGAACGCGAACTTGGTCGAACTCGGCTTGCATACCGGTCATTTGCTTGTGGTAGTCGAAGTATTTGGCCGTTGGCAGCAGGCGCAGGCCGCTGTCGGACCACGGCAGGGTCATGTTGTAGTGCAGGGTCCGCGTGTTGGCTGCGAACTTTTGAATTGCTACCAGTTCTTCACAATCCGCCAGCAGGTTCTTGTTGAAGTTGCCCGCACTCTTGGCGGCGCCGTTGACTGCGAGCACGTCGCTTGTGGCGCTGCGGTCCAGCCGCTTGGCTGTCCACGTGCTGATGCCCAGCTCGACGAGCATGGACGAGGACGAGATCGTTGGTGCCGTGATGCTCATGTTCATGTTCATGGCCTTTCTCCTTGGTTGTTATGCGCCGCGCATAATCACGCGGCGCGGGGTATTACACGTCGGCTGCGAACAGGTGACTGTTGGCTCGGGCGAAGGTCGTGAAGGCAGCGTGGGTCATCATCATACCCTGCTTGCCGTAGCCCTTGACACGAACGCCGTTGACGAACAGGCCTGCGGCCTCGGCGGGCAGTCTGTTGAGGTAATCCATCCACGCCTGCACCCAGTCGCGCTCGATGATCGCCAGAGTGCGATACACGATCATGCACGTCGCCGCTGCGCCGTTTGGCACTTTGGCGTTGAGAGGATCGCGCTTGATAGACTCGAGACTTGGCAGATCGTTGGCCAGTCGCACGAAGGCCATGAGGTCCATGGCTCCCCGCTCACCCAGCGTGCCGATAAGTCCGGCGGTGATGGTATGGTCGTCGAGGCCCCCGCGCCGCTTGAGCAGGTTGGACGCCTTGTGCAAGGATCGTGGCGTAACGAAGGCCGCCCGCTGCGCCCGTGGGTGGTAGATATACGGGTTGTCGTCGGGGTTCTGCACCTCGTCGAAGGACTGCATGAGTTGTGGGTTCTCCCGCACCCACCCAAGCACCGATGGGTCCATGCCGTTGTTGATGCCCCACTCGATCCAGTGTGTGCTGCTTGGCTTGGCCATGCGCACGACCATGATGCGGTTGCGTGCATGTGGGGGCAGCATGTCCCCTACGCCTTCGGCCCCGAGGTTGGTGGTGGCAAAGATCAGGCTGTCGGGATGCAGCTTGTAGCTGCCGATCTGCCGCTCCTGCATAAGGCGCAGCAGGGCGTTCTTCACGGCGGGGTTGGCCTTGCCATACTCGTCGATCATGAGGATGATCGGCTTGTTGATGTGCGCACCCAACTCCTCGTTGGTGGCGTAACTGACGAAGGGCAGCGAGGCACCGTCTGCCGCGGTATCGGCGATGCGTGGCAGCGTGATGTCACCCAGATCTTTTGTGGTGCAGTCAAAGTAGCAGGCGGTGTGGCCCGGCAGACGATCTGCCAGCATGTGCAGGATGCTGCTCTTGCCTGCGCCGATATCACCCTGCACGAGGACGGTGGTTTCCGTCGCCACCGTGGCGATGAGTTCCGCGCACTGCGCGATGCTCAAGGCGTATAGTTGTGTCGCTTGTGTCATTGGTTGGTTCTCCGTTGTTTGTTATGCGTGCCGCATAATGCGGCGTCGCTGCCGTTACCGTGGCTGCTGGCGCAGCCACTGCGATCCTCCTTTGTTAGCC